ACAGCGTGTTCGACAACCCACATCTCCTCATCGCGTCCGTAGCCGACAACCGTCACCTCTAGTCGGTCATCTTGTACGTCTACTCCCGCCGTCAGCATCAAGACTGACTGCGGGATACTCTGTGCGGTGTACTGCTCGCGCCGACCCGCTAAACCAACCGATTCGACCTGTTCGCCACGCTCCTCGAAAGTCTCTCCGAGTGCGGTATTGATCCAAGTCTGCAACGTCTCGGGAAAGCGCTTTGCCTCTACAAAGGCAACCGCCATATCAGCCCAAGTTGTCCACGGCGAATAGAGTTCGGAAATATGAAACGATGCCACACCTCGAAACTCTTTCGAGCCTCGCCACTCACCGAGAGCGAGCATATCGGCTTTGTCTGCTTCGTTGAGCAAGGCAGAGCAATGCACACAGACGTATTCGGCCAACTCGGGCTGACCGTCAGGCCATTTCACTTGCGCCCAGACTAGTCTCTGAAACTCCCCGCAATGCGGGCAGGGTACATAGTAGAACCGCTGATCGCCCGACTCGAATCCCGCCTCGATGCGGCTTGATCCTTTGATCGTCGGAGTTGATCCGGCCAATACCTTACGGCTCCAGAATGTCGCGGTGCGTTTGCGACCGAGAGAGATAGGATCGCCTTCCGTCCCTGCGCTTGCCGGGTAACGATCCACCTCATCGAACAGTACGATTCGGATCGGTCGTGATGCCAGTCCCGAGGGGCTATTCGCACCGGCTACCGTGAGATGCCCACCGGCAAACTTTTTGTGAAGCAGCGTGTTTCCGCTGTCTCTCGATTTCGGGTCAGCGATGCGCTCGGTCAGCACCGAGGTATCGCGCACCATCGGGGCGAGTCGATCCTTGCTCCACGACTCGGCCATCTCCAACGTCGGCTGCACTAGCAGCATCGGAGCGGGGTCTTGATGAACGTGAAACCCGATGACGTTGTTTAGGATTTCAGTCCACCCGACTTGTGCGGATTTCTGAACCCAAACTTCCTTTACCGTCTCATCAGTAATCGCGTCCATGATCCCGCGCTGATAAGGTGCGCGAGAGGTTCGCCAGTATCCCGGCTCAGCCGAGGATTCGCTAGACAGTTTCCGGTATCGATCCGCCCATTCCGAAATCGTCAACTTCGGCGGTGGACTCCAATACTTCCTCGCTAATCTCAACGGCTCGTAAATGCTCGTCGTTATCCGCGGCAAGTTCCGCGAGGGCTGCGTCGAGTTCGTCGCGGAGTTTTCCTGCGATGACGTTTGCATTGTCAATGTTTACCAACTGCGGTCCGAGTTTGCTCGGGATGACCAAGATTTTAGACTTCGCGCTCGAGATGTGATCCGCCCATACGCGAGAAACATCGTCAGCATAGAGCAGTTGTCCGCGCTTAATAGAATTCTCTAGCGCTAACTTGTCGCCCTGCTCTCTAGCAAGGCGAGTCTTTTCCGCTAATAAATCCGGCGTCTCTGGGTTCGTATTCGGCCCGAGTTTGTCTAACTTGCTCTGAAGGTATCGGATATACCAAGCCATGCAGGGGCCAAGTTCGTACTGACCTCTGCCGACCGTCGGCAATCCTTCCGCTTTTAACTGATGAACTCTGCGAGTTGATAAGTTAAGAGCCTTCGCTATTGCATCTACATTAACAGGCATTAGCGAGTCTTAATCTTGCGATGACTTTCGTCAACTATTTTTGGAACAGCGTTGTTCCAATTTATACTGTGATGAATCCGTTTATCTATTCTGCCCATTAAACTAATTTTGCAGCAACTGGGAGCGGTCATGACGCTATAAAAGGATTTCACATAAGTTCCAAATGACTTATATGCCTCGGTGTTTCCACCAGAATTAGATTGAGTCTGCAACTGAACAATAGATATATCTGAAATTTGAAAAAATAATTTTCCTATTTTTCCTAATGTAAGATATGTATTAACGTCGTCGTTCATTCTTCCAATAAAAACAATGTCATCTTTTTTGTCTTTATTAACCTTAAAAACAAAACTATTCATTGCTTTTCTTTTTAATGTATTTTGATTGAATGAACTAGCCCCACCAATAAAATCCCCGCCTTGGCAAAATGCTATTGTATTTGCTTTTGTTTCATCCAAGCAGTTTATTAGAGCATTGAAAACCTTATCGAGAGTTTCAATTTTCTTGCCTCTTAAGGAGGTTCCACTTAAAAATCTATATTGAAATGAAGTATAGTCATCTTCATATTCAAAAAAGTAATCGAGTCTTAGTTTTCGAGCAATGTCGTAACAAGCATTTCTAGCATAAACGATAACTTTGTTTCCTTTAAAGTTATCCATTATGTCAAATTTGTTCTCGTATTCTTTCTTACTGAATACGATCACTTCGTTCTTGAATCTTTCCTTGTATTGATTCAAGGTTTTATCTTCATCATCAACGATGATGTAGATTTTTCCTGTATAACCGTGACTTCTCAAACTTCTGTAAGTTATTACGTTATCCGGTCTGCCGTTAGAGAGAATAAAAACGGCAAATTTTTTATCCTCATCCATTGTCTAGTTCTTTCTTGATTTTGCTGCTGCTATAACTATGCTTTCTTTTCAAGTAAACGATCTGCTTGCCTAGTTCTTCGATCTTATCTTTTAGTTCCCAATCGTCTGACTTGTGATCTTCGCCTAGGAAATAAACGTCATAGTCTAGCGAGACAAAAGCATCATTGTCTCTTTCTATGTTTTCGTACGGGATCACCTCATCAACCCATTTAACAGCGCGAAGTTGCATGTAACGCTCGTAAATAGATTGTTGCGGATTTTTATAGGTAGGTTTGCAATGCAGTCCTACTATTAGAAAATCACAATGTTTCTTGGCTTCTTCCAGAGACAGTACATGACCAGAGTGCAGTATGTCTGCGACCATCGGAAAAAATCCAATTTTCATTTTCTCATCTTCTAAAGTGATTGAATTTAACTTATACGGCTTGCAGTTTTTTATGTGCAAATCGTAATACGCTTTATGAAGTTCTGACTTTGGAAAGTTAAAAGAAAAAAACAACATCTTTATAGTGCCGCTATGTGCAACTATCAGTATCTTTTTTCCTTTGTACTTTCGCTCAACCTCGTCAACGAAACTTTTTACCCTTGAGTAAAACTCTTTCTTACTTTCGATGTTGAATTTTTTAATGAAGTTATGATCTTCAGTCTTTAACAACTTTTCGCTATTTAAGTGCTTACCCTCTAGCAAGCCCTTGTTTAGTTCTTTCAGCCTATCGTCATAGAGAATTTCTGTATTTCTATGATTTAGCAATATGCTATAGGCCGTCGATCTTGCTCTCTTTAGTGGAGAGCAAAAGCATAAATCGAAATGCTCGTTCTTTAACTGATCGGATACCTTCTTCGCTTGCTTTACGCCAGTAAAGTTTAGCGGGATATCATACTGACCATGCATAATCCCGTTTTTATTCCAATACGTTTGCCCATGCCTGACAAACGTATATTCATTATTCATCTTCCAAATCAAACATTTCTTTTAATTCGTTAGATAACTTAACGAAGCCATTCTCTATCGCTTTATCAAAATCAATAATCACCAGAGCAGACATCTCCATCAGGTTCTGCATCTCGGCATTAGCGTGAGCGTAATAGTCTGCAATCTTCTTGTAGTCGAATACTATATGCCTTTCTGCGGCCATTAGCAGAAAGTTCTTTTCGTCCTCGGTTAAACCAGAGACTTTAATGTCGTCTATGAGTTTCTGCGCTTTCTCTCGATTACAGAGTTCCGAGAGACTAGGCTTTTCGTTGTTCGGTTCGTACTTCGGTGTTTCTATCTTCTTCGTGTAAGAGTCTTCGGTCTCAGAGGCAATGTCATCCATTGACAATGCCGCTATTTCTTCTGAAGTAAACCCTGTCGAATCAGTATCGAAACCAAGGTCGCCAAGTTCTTTCAATTCAAGAGCAAGTAGTTTCTCATCCCATCCCGCATTGAGAGCAATCTTGTTGTCCGCGATCACGTAGGCTCGCTTCTGGGCATCGGTTAAGCCCTCTAGCCTAATGCACGGAACATCATCAATGCCTAACTTGCGAGCCGCTAGCAGTCTGCCATGACCCGCTATGACTCCGTTTTGCTCATCAATCAGAATCGGATTGGTAAACCCAAACTCGCGAATACTTCCTGCGATCTGAGCGACTTGTGCGTCTGAATGTGTGCGAGAGTTCTTCGCAAACGGTATCAAATTCGCAACAGAAATTTGTTCCACGTGAAGCATTTGTGAAGTGAAACCCGTATCAAAATTGCTATATCTAGGAATAGTCCGGGGTCCGAATTACC